ATTAATTCACTTTCAGATGCTTTAGGGTCGTCAGCTTTAATATTAGCAACATCCAAAACATCTTCTAATATTTGCGCTCTAGATGCTACTTTCCATTTATTACGAGAATCCATTAATGTCTTTACCGCTTGATTTACATCTCCTTTACCAGTAATAACATCATTAGGAGTAATATCTGCTAAATACTTATCTATCGAGTTAGTCAATGTGCCAGCTAATGCGCGAGTACGCGGGGACTGAGACATCTTTAACTCATTAGCACCTTGCCTCAACTGCTGTAATGTTGAAAACTTAACACGCTTCTGCCCTACTTGTTTTTCAAAAGCACTTAACAAAACACCTATATCTTTGTGGTCTATTAAGTCAGGGTTGTAATTAACAGCTTCTAAATCTTTTCTAGCCTCACTAACCATTGAAAGTGCACTTTGAGGTTTGACAGTAATACCTGCGTTTTCTACTTCCTGAAATCCTTGTGAGGATTGGTTACGTACATCATTAATAGAAACAGTTTTAGGTACAGGCTGTCCTGTTTTAATAGCCTTCACTGTAGCGCCCCCAGCTATTACTCCAGCCGCCATACCTGCTATGATAGATGCTATAGGGCTTTCTGTTTGTTGTCCTACATTCTCACTAACAACTTGAGCAGTAGGAGCGGCAACACCAGCAGCAGCCGTTTGAGCGCCTACCTGTTGTGTTAGAGGTGCAAGGACTTGAGCGCCAGTAGCTTTAGCCAGAGCAGCTTCAGCACCCACACCCGTCATAGCCCCTACACCTGCCTGTACAGCTCTTTCCATCTGATTCTGAGGCGCAGGTACCCCCACCCTTGTCATAAGCTGCTGTTGAGCCTCTGATGGTAATGGAAGGTTAGCTCCAAACTGGTTGGCAATAGTAACACCAGCATCCGCAACCATACCCGGTATAGCGGTAACACCTGAAACAGCACCACGAGCCGTTAGACCGACTTGACGACCTATCTCACCTACCATATTACTTTCTTCAGGCTGTGTTTCTTCAGGAGGACTTACCATAGAAGAAGCAATCTCAGCTAGTTGAGTTGCTGCCGTAGTATCCCCCGCTGCATCAGCATTACGCAGAGCAGTCATTACTTCTTCATATGTGTATTCCATTACTTAACCTTTAGATGTTTTTCAATAAGCGTTCGCTGTTCTGCCGTAGGTACAACTTTAACAGTTTCTGGCTTCTCTGACTTTTTACTTTTTAGACTATCTAAATAATTTTGAGCATCTACTTCAGTCCACTCGCCTGTGATAACCTTCAACCACCGGTCATAACTATCTCTTACAGACTCTAAATTCTTACGCAACTGACCGGGAGATTGCCTTTGTTCTAGTGAACCTCTCGCTGCTTGTAATGCTTTATTTTCCATATCAGAAACTTGACCCAACGCACCACCAGTAGGACTATCTTTTCTCATCTGAGTTAGTTCATTAAAACCGATGTTAGCTTTAATAGTTAACAGATTTTGTTCTAAGTCTACTGCTTCTGTTCCGGGTATTTGTTTTAAAGTAGCCCCCACAACGCCAGTAGTATTACCCCCAGTTTGGCTTAAAGAAGTATTAATAGTACCTAGAATGTTATTTGTTTTGTAAGCCTCAGCGGAAGCGCCTTGAACTTTTGCTGTTTCTGATGCCTCTTGTTTTGATTGTAACTGATTTAATTTAAATTGTTCTATTTGAAAACTAAGTTGTTTACTCATTAAGTTTACAGCAGCTATAGCTGTTGGGTCACCACTGGCAGCCTGTACCTGTAAAGTCAATGCTTGTTTAGCATAGGCTTTACGTGCCGCAGGGTCAGTAATTCCAGCTAAATCCATATTCTTTTCTAAAGAACTTTTATTACCTTCAGCCGCTGCTGTTTCTTTATCAATAGCGCCTTGGTAAGCCTTAAAGCCGGGAGTACCTTCTTGATATTTAGATTGCTCGTTTAATAACTTAGCTAGTTTAGTTGAGTCAGGTGTTGTAGGTTGTGTATCAAAATTAAATTTCTGACGCTTCATTACCCTATCCTCTACTTCGTTAGCTTGTTCCCTCAAAGCCTGAGCTTGTTGTGGGAAACCCATATCTGCCAACTGATTAGAAGACGCTCTTATACTCTCAGGGTTTGTTAAGTCCACACCCTGCATTACTCCTCGAACACGTTGGTCATTTACCTGCTGTTGCGTTTGTCCACCAAGTAACCCACCTAAGTCTGCACCTAACTGAGCGCCCCTGTTACCTTGGACGGATATTAAACGTTGTAATACTGATTGTGAACCCCGTTGTGCTGGAGATGTCATTAAACCGGCAAGGTACTCGTCTTTGTATTCGTTATCCGATTTAGAGGCGCCGCTAAAAAGTCCTGATATATTTGTAGCCATTAGTAAGCTGCTCCTGTGTAACCACCTCTAATACCGGGTATGAATTTACCGGCAGTTGCTCCGCCCATAGGGGTACTGAACATACCCCCTAAACTACCACCTAAGCCCTTCATACCACCTAGACCTTTACCCAAACCTGTGTAAAACTCGTTCTCTGCCGTATTACCGGCTAAACCAATGTCAGTAGCATTATTAGCGCCCCCTAAGAATAACTTACCTTGAGAAGCACCCGCTTGAGCCGCCATGTTACCTAAGTCAGCACCCATAGTCATAGCAGATTGTCCCAACTTCTCAACACCGAAGCCTTGGTCAAACAACCCTGTAGCTCGTTTAATGTCACTATCTACTTGCTCCCGACCATAAGAAGCAGCGCGACCAGCTAACTGTTGGTCTTGTTGTGCCCTAGCTAACTGCATTCCATACTGGTCAGGATTAACAAACCCAGTGTTAGCGCCAGCACCTTGTGAAGCACCTGATAGTCCTAAACCAATACGACCACTTTGTAATTGTTGTTGGCGTAGTGCTATGTCTTCAGCACCTCGACCGCCAGCCATTATGTTTTGTTGTTGGTTATAGTAGTCTTGACCTATTTGAGTAGGGTCTACATTTAAACCTGCCATACCTTGTTGGCCTAAACCGTAGAGTTGGTCTTGGAACGCTTTTAAGGTAGGGTCGAGTTCATAAGACGCTGTGTTGTTTTCAGTGTCAAACATACTCTTACCAAAACCACTGGTAATAGCGTAAGGTTTAAATTTAGCCATCTCAGACGCTTTAAGGGCATCTTCTCTGGAGACAGCAGCAGCTTGACCTGCGCCCCCATCAGCACCACTACCAAACAATCCACCGATTAAACTAGGCGCTAAAGCGCTTGCAATTGCTCCCCACATACTATACTCCTTTAACGACCACTAGGTCTAATTTGTTTATAAACTGGCTTCTTATCTTTTTATTCCATTTAAGGACATCCATATGAATAAAAACATCGTCTTGAACTGCCTCGGTATATATGGTAAAGAAGTCAGTAATTATAACAGGTATTTTCATCAGGTTAAAGCTCCGTAACGAGTTCCGGTAGCAACCCATGTAACATAAGAGTTGCCTGATACGGAAGAACCACCAGCGCCGCCAGCGCCCCCATAACCGCCAGTAAAGGAGTTGTAAGGCGTAGCTCCTACCGCACCTCTTGCTCCGCCCACACCGCCGGTAGACTTATTCTGGTCATTAAAACCGCCAGCACCACCAGCTGTCTCAGTACCACTACCTCCGGGGCCGCCGTCAATACCTTCCCAGTTACCACCAGAACCATATTGACCGTAGACAGCACCGCCACCGCCGCCACCACCTGAGCGAACAATGCCACCAGTACCCCAAGCACTACCACCACCACCACCGCCACCGCCACCGCCAAAGACGCTGTTGTTAGTGATGGATATGGGTACAGATATGCTTAAAGCAGCACCGCCACCGCCGCCAGCTCCGCCAGCACCAGTCGAGCCACCAGCGCCACCGCCACCACCGCCACCATAAACAGTGCCATTATTTATCAAACTAACGCCACCGGGGAATGAGCCAGAGACAGTTAAACCAACTAAACCCGCAGAACCAGCTATACCGTTAGACCCATAAGGAACAACAGATGCGCCACCACCTCCGCCTCCGCCAATAGCGCCTCTAATGGTCACACCAGAGTTAATAGTTGCAACAACAGGAGCAGACCCATCCCATCCAGCAGACAATGCTAAAGCGCGTAAATCTTGAGTTGTTGTATAACTTGATAAAATAGAAAAAGCAAACTGCCTTACAGCGTTGTAATAGTTACTAAGACTTGTAGAGCCAGAGGTAGGGACGCTAGTGTTATTAGATGTGACATAAATACCATTGCGGTAATACTCACTTAAACTGATTGGGTTTGAACCACCAAATTCAGTTTGAATGTTTGCAAGGCTAATCTGCCCAGATCCTTGTAGAGCCATCAAACGCTCCCATAAGCCGTTACATTGCCAACAACAGTTAAATTACCAGAAGAATCTAGTTTTGCCTTATTGACTCCAGACACCTTGAAGTACAAAACGCCAGAAATTTCCTCTACAACCCAAGTTGCAGCAGTCATCTTCCCAGCAGATGTTGCGCTTGTGGCCGTAGCTGCGTTACCGCTAATTGCAATCGCCCACGTACCAGAAGCGCCTGTGCCGGTCGGGGACGGCACATTAGTACCAATAGCCAAACCAAGGTTTGTACGCGCTGTAGCGGCGTCTGATGCGCCTGTACCGCCGTTAGCAACAGCAAGGTCGTTAGACGGAAACAATGCGCTAAGTGCATCTAAATTCCCGTTAATCTTGCCCCCCCACGAGTCAGCACTAGCCCCAATCTCGGGCTTTATTAAACCTAGGTTTGTGGTGTTTGCATCTGCCATTTTTTACCTCAGTGGACAACAGTCCAAGTTTCGTTTTCAGTTGCGATTTTGACCCAGATTTCTGAGCCGGTTGGAATAGGCAACCACGTCTCACCGTCATTGCCGTAATTTTCCCATTTTTCTCTTGCATTTACAACCATTATTGATTGCCCAGCAAACAATACGGGCACTTGAGCGGTGTACCTTGCAACAATGCTTAAAGCAGACTCTGCTTGTATCAACACCTGCGTGTTTTTGATCGTCAGTACGTGTACATTAATCTGAGATTGGCCAACCACATTTGCAGATGTAAACGTGTAGCGTACACCGTTAGCAATCGCGTTAGACTCACCGACTATTGTCGCGCCGCCAAAAGCGTAGCGTATTGCGTAGCAAGTCAACCCGCTTGCGCCCTGAACCGATGCCGACCCAACAGCGTACCGCAAAGCATCAACAGACAGCGCACTTTGGCCGCCAATCAAACCGACACCAACAGCAATGCGTTCGCCAGAGCTTGTAGCGGCTGATACGCCGTTTATTGCCTCCAACCCATACCAAGGTAGCAGTCTAAACGCAGAGGCGCTTAAAACGCTTTCTGAGGTGATTACGCCAGACGCATCAAATAGCGTGCCGCCAGCAGTAGATGCAAAGGGCGTTTGAGCAAATGCGGATATTCCGAACATTGGTTACTCCGATGTTGTATCAGCCGGGGTTGGTTTGTTGCCATCAGTCATTTAGGATACTTAGCCTTTACTGCCAGACATTCATCAATGTATGCCTGCGCTTGTGCTGTGTCGCCTTTGACTATTGCGTCTAAGTAGTCAGCCGCTGGAGGATATGCTGAGGCACG